CGCATTCGCGCCGTGCTGCCGTAATAGACCACGCGTGGTTTGCTACCACCGTGTTCTGGGCGAGTAGCATCTGTTGTATAAATCGAAGGATCAATTGCATTTCTAATCACCTGAATGTTTTCGTTGAGATGTGAATACGCATCCTTGATTGGACCCGTGCTGACAGTAACGAGGTCAGCCCTCCGTGCCATCCGTTCAATAAGCGGTCGCTCTGCCTGAACGTCTGGGTGGTATCCATTCCACGTACGGATCTGGAAGTGATTGTCGTCCGTCTCGTAGATGACCGCTTTATTAAATGTTTCAGACTCAAAGGCTGGCCACATCCACTCAGTGATGGCGTCGCGAAACTCCATCTTGTGTGGGTGTACCTGAATGGCGGCTGGATCTTTTGTCGCCGCGCCACAGGTGTTGCACTTGGCGGAGCAGTTGTAGTAGCGGCGGAACATCACAATGTCTGCCCAGTCAATGTCGCTGGTGTCTACCGACAGCAGACCTTTTCGCATCGCCTCATCCTGGGAGAGGCCCTGTGCGCCATCCTTGGCAATTAAGTTGACTTTGTCAATGTGCTTGACGTTGATGCCCATCTTTTTCCACTCTTCGTCATACATATGACCACGGAAATAAGCGCAAGGACCTTGTTCGGCAGTGCCCCAAACTAATACATTCATCTTACTCCTCTGGGTATTTAGGCATGATTGCCCAGAGTTATTCTAGTAGGGTTTCCCCCCGATGTCAAGCGACATCGGGGGTACTCACCTGTCTAAACGATTAGACGGCGACTGTTGCCTGCGTCTTCAGGATGCGATAACGGGCGCCAGCCTCATCGAGGAGGAGGGAGCCGAAGCGCATCTTGTAGCCGACCAGTGCCTTCTGAGCGAGCGGATCAGTATGATCGCCGCCTGGAGCCACGAAGTACGACTGAAGCGTCTGCGAATCGCCAATCGTGTAAGCGTCTGGTCCGAGGAACAGAGCGTTGTACACGTTGCCGCTCGAAGCACCAGCGGTCGCGTAGACCTTGGCGTCCGAAGACACAATAAAGCGCACGCCAGCAAACATACCAATCTCATTCGTGAGAAGTGGCATCTGGTTGACGTACTTGTTTGCTTCGATCCAGCCGTTTACCGAAGTGTCTGACACAAGGTCATACTCCTGTGAAGGGTGGATGATGCAGCGGAACGTGCCATCAGCGAACTGTGGAACGTTGCTGCCCTTGAGCCGAGCAACCATCTGCTTCACGAACGCTCCCGTCAACACACCAGCAGCGGCAACAGCCGAGTTAGCAGTGTTTGCGGTAAGCGTCGTTGCGCCAGTGGCGCCAAAGATTGCGCTCGTCTTTGCGGTGCTGTGAATCTCGTCGCGGACAAGAACGTCCATCGAGCGGGTCGCATTGTAAGCAATGCGCTCTGCAGCGATAGAAATCAGGTCATGCGGCGAGTCGATCTGAGCAAGGTCAGAGACTGCAACCGTCGCACCGAACTGTGCAGCGGTGAAGTACTCGGACGAAATGGTCAGAGCGCCATCGGTTGGAGCGGTACCTTCCGTAAGCGCCGTGGTGTTGACCGCAAGGTCAGCATAACGTGCGTAACGAAGGGTATTCGTTCCCTTAATGAAGCGAGCAGGGACGTAAAGCCCTGGCATCGCATGAACGGCTCGTGCTCGCAGTTCCTCTTGCGCTCGTGCAGAAACAAGTTCCTGTACGAGATCAGAAAAACCTGAGGTTGCCGTAGTGGTGGTAGCCATCTACATTCTCCTTTGTTTATCTACTAAATGGATTGCCAAGAGCCTTCAATCGATCACTGATTTCAGCACTCGTTGACGTTGATTTCTCCACTACTGGCTCTCGTCGTGGATTATTTGGATCAATTCGAGGCTCCGACTCAACCTCAGAAACGCGGGAAGCAAGGAACTTTTCAAAGGCGGCCGCTCGGCCCTCTTCATCCAAGTTCACAGTGTCCTGGCGAAACTGTGCGTAGAGTGGGTGCTGCCTCGATAGCCGCTCCTGACGAGCTTCATCCTGCTGTTTAGCAAGAGTCTCCTCAAGCGTCTTGATCTTAAGTTGAGCCTTGTCGTATTCCGAAAGGTTCTTCTCTTCGATCTCAGCCTTCCACCTCTTCAGGTCATCGGCTTCCTTACGGATAGCATCGAGTTCCTTCTTGGTGGCGGTCAGGGCTTGGTCCTTACCAGCCAGCCGCTTCTTATAAGTGGCGACATCTTCACCCTCAGCCTGAGTGAGCGTGTCCTCAGCAGGGGCCGTAGCCTCTGCTGGAACTTGAGCTGACTCTACTGGAGCTTGTGCCACGACTTCATCCGGCATTACTGTACTCCTATCTATTACCACCCAGATTTTCTGGGTTTAATTCTTTCCTTGCAGAATGTCTGTAATGTTCAGACTATCTGGGGCCAAATCCGCGACCGGATTCTGTGTGAATATCTGGTTTGCAGCATTGAATCCAAGTCGCCACGACCCAGGTAGCGAAGCAGATACAACCTGATTGAATCCCTCTTGTGGGAAACGTCCAACATCAAACCCTTCTCCAGCCATACCCTTGGCCACGCCCAACTTTCGCACCGTTGAGGAGAGACCAAACCCAATGTTGTCTGGGGTGTATGGAAGAAGCCAGTTAATAAGAATCCAGGCTTCTGGATTGTCTTGAATCCATGAGCTAAACTCTGGATCGTATTGCGTTGCTGCAACCGTAGCCTCTGCCGTAATCCTCAGTGCCTCAACGCCAAGGAACGGGCGTGTCCCGCCAAGCGCCTTAGCAAATGGGGTTGCAACAAGCAATCGAGTAAACTCTGGGATAACCTTTCCTACCATGTAGGAGAGTGGATAAAGCGCAAGCAGTGGGTGGTTAAGACTTCGCTCAATCCACGGACGGTTAGGGTCGAAGTAAATTGCCCTCTGCGCACGCTTGCCCTCGTCAGCAGCCGCCTTACGGAATCCTGCTACAATGTTCTGATACGACTGAACTTCTGCGTCAGTCTTTCCTACTGTCTTATACATAAAGTCAGGAGGGGCCATCATATTTTCAATTGAATCGTATTGGTTAGTTGTCTTTTTAAATCCAAGCTTATAATAAAATGCCTTAGAGCTATCTGTTACATCATGGACATACATCCCGATACCCTCAGCCTTAGCTGCTCGATGGGCATCAGCAAGCAGTGCAGACCCAGTCCCGCCACCTTTCTGGAACGCGCCAAGGTGTGTGACGGCAATGTTATCTAGAATGTCTTCTCCAGTAAGTCCAGCACGAAGCTTCTCTGGGACAAACAAGGCAAAGCCAGAGATGTTCCCATCAGCGTCATATGCGACCTTCCACTTCGCGGCCTTGCGAACCTTTGGGTCCCACATGAAGTACCTATTCAAACCGTCCTTTAGAACTGAGAATGCAGTCCCTGCCTGTTCGCTCTGCTTAAGAGTCTTGATGTACTCACGGCCTTGGTCAGGGAACACCTGGAATCCATTTTTAAAGTTTCTAATATCTATGGTACCGTTTTTTAGGTTACCCTCAATATCATCAAAAATGTCAGATATATCTTCTTCATTAAAACCAATTTTTCCGTAGGAGTTTTTTGATTTTTCAACATAAAATTTAGCATCTGGCTTGCCAGAATAGAACTCTTCTGGGTTTGGATTTCTATTAAGATAATCTTTCTTTTTTGCAGGATTGTTTTTAACAGCATTCCAGTCTGGAAGTTCTTCTTCTAAGGCAAAAAGTCTTTCTTCCTCTACCCTCTTTGCGGCAGTTTCCCAGGTGTCGTCATAGTTAAACATGTGACGAGCAATTGCACGACCTTTTGGTGTTGCAAGCATTTCTTGTGAGATAGATTTTGACCCGCCATAATAATCTTCTATAGCCTGAATTGCTGATACCTCATCACGTTTGTAGCTTGAAAGTGGCCTTGGTCCAGTGGCCTTAGTCCCAACAGACCTAGCCCTATCAACCGTTGCAGACATATGCTTGTTCAAAAGTCCTTGAATGTCAGAAACAGCCCCCTGCTCATCCCACCATTTTCCATCAAAACCCGAGCTTCCGCCAGTCTTTGTTTTAACTTCTCCAAAATCCTTAAGAACTCTTGCCGTTGCATCAGCAACGTCTTTCTTTGTTGGATTTTTCCCAAGTTCCTTTATTGCCTTTGCAAGCATCGCATCTTGGTCTGCACTTTTCTTTTCAAAGAAAAGTGTTCTAGCATCATCTATCGAAACATTTTCTTTAACTGCCATTTTTAGTATGCCTTTGTTATAATTGTCTGCACCATACTGAAATAGCTCTTCTAGTGTTTTACCTTCCTTTTTAAAAGCTTCTTGCTCAAAAGCTTCTTGCTCGGCAGTAAGATTATAATCGTCAACAACATCATCAACAACATTATCAGCAGAATCAAAATCAGTAAAGTCGTCAAGGAGCTGCTTCAGGTCCTCTGGGTCATCCAGCTCTAGAATTTCACCGCCAGCGTCAACAAACCTTTTTTCGTTGACAGCAACTTCTGTTGCAACAACTCCACGGCTAGTAAACCCTCGCATCATTGCAACATCGACACCAGCATCCATCAGCCTTTGTGCTGACACTGGGTCAGTTCGGCCAATAAAGTCAAGACCAATAATATGCATAACGTCTTCTGGTTCTGACGTTCCAAAGAACCTCTCTAGGTTTGGAAGCTCTTCTGGAAGGTGCTCGGCAAATACGCGATTAGCTCGAAGCGAAGCACCGCGAGAAATCATTGCCTGCATGGTTCGTTTCTTTCGATCAGTTACCGCAAGGATGCCGTTCTTCATGGAAAGACGTACGTCCTTAAACTCGGCGTTTCCTCGGGCAAAACTTCCAATGGCCTCCCAGAACGTAGGAGCCTTAGTCCCCATCTGTTGAGCAGTCTGATTTCCAGCAACCATGAAGACCGTCTGTGCATCGCCAACTTCTCGGACAGCGGCGTACTCTCCAATGATTGCACGAGTTCGAATATCATTCTTTGTAAGTCCAGCAATACGTTCTTCACGTACGCCAGCGCCAGTGGTAAACCTAAAGAACACTGGCTCAATGTTTTCTTGGATGTATTGGAATTGTGGAGCAAGTGTACCGAATCGGCTTGCTGGGTAAAACCTGTCGGTAACGATTGCGATCTTAGGGAACTGCATCTTTATCCGCGACGTAAGCGCAGGCATGATACCAATGTCATCAATATGCCCAGCATACGCCCTCATCAACCCATTGAAGACTTGTGTCCACGCCTCCTCTACTGGAACTCCAGCCTTTGCGGCAATGCGCGCAAGAGCTTCTTTTCCAAGAGCAGCGTTGATTGCCTTGGCAAGAGGATTACCTGGCCCCATGACTGCCTCGTAGGAAAGACCTCGAGGCAATGTCTTATATTGGTCCGCCAAGTCATTCATGACATTCCACACAGCACGAGACTCTGACTGGTTTAGCCCAACGGCGGTTGTCTCTTCCACAAATCGGTTGGTAGCCTTTGCCTGAATCAACGATCCATAGCGAGGGCTAAAGGCGTAGCGAAGCATCTCTTGAAGCGGATTTCGCTTGTAGGTGAGAAGGTCTCCGCCAAGGTTTTGCGGGTTGGTAAACGCAGTATCAACAAGATCCGCGTATGGTGAGTATGACTTAGCGTGGTAGTATCGGCCATACTTGTCCTGCAGCGTTGACCACTTCTGGATGACCCCATCCTCTGGTGCAATGCCTAGACGATAGCCAACCTTTTCCGCCTGGACCCAGTACTGCTTTGCTTCATCGCTAAGTTCCATAAGCTCATCAGCCTGAATATCAACAGCAAACGTCTTGCTGTTATCGTTAAGGAAGTTTCTCATATCATCCTTAAGTTCTTCTAGCTGCTTTTCGTCAAGAGCATCAAGATCAATACGACCAAATCGACCATAGAGCTCGTCGTACTGGTCAGTACTTTGCCGAATTGCGGCCTTCAATTCTTTTCCACTAAGTCCCTTAATCGTTGTATCGATCTCACTCGCTCGTGCGCGTGAGAGCGTTCTCTGGGAGATAAGTGTAATACGAGACCCAATGCCAGTCATTGTCTGTCGGACATTGGCGATCCCCTGGGCAAGCTTGCCGTAGGCTGGTGCGCGAACAAACTCGAGGAAGTCAAGCGCGTCGCTGACGTTTCCAGCGTTGATTGCAGGAAGGATTAGTTCGTCAAAGAACTGGTCAGCCTGCACTGTGCTTCGCCCCAATGCATACCCAAGGCCGTTGCGAACAAAGGCACGAGCTGCGTTTACGTCAGTTGTTAGCGGAAGTAGTTCCTGCTTACCAGAGATAAGAAGTTTTGCCCCAGCAACAACAACGCTATTTCCGTGGAGTCGACCCTGGATTGCAAGCGCCTCTTCAGCGGACTGTGCGCTATCGATAGCAAGAGCTCGAAGCTGTAGATTTGCCTGAATAGAATCTTTAATTTCTTTAATCTCTTCAGGGAAATTAATTGCCCTGCTGACAGAATTAATAAGTTTTCCTCGTGAGTTATTTGGAATCATCCCGGCATCAAGTAATGGGGTAACAGCAGCAAGTGCTCCCTTTTCGTCACCAGCTTCAACAAATGGGCGGACTGTTTCTATAAGAGAGTTAACAAAATCGTCGGCACTACCTTGCACAGCAAGCGCCGCCTGGTCCTCAATGAGCGCAGCAGCCCCACCCTTGGCCGCTTTGCCCATGGTAAAGGAGGTAAGTTCGGAAGCGGTCTTAATAACGGTGTCGGCTTCTCCAGGAGATGACCTAGCAAGTGCGGCAACAGCAGCCCTAATGTTTCTTGGCTTATATGCCATCTCGAGGATGGTGTGCGCTCGGCCAGCAATGGCGCTTGCGAATGCCTTAGAAGTACCGCTCAACGTTCCGCCGATAGCGTTGTACACCTGACCAACTGGCTGCCATAGGCGCATGAACTCTGAGTCTTTGGCTGCAAGAAGCGCCCCAGTCTTTACTGCCTTAATCAATCCTCCTGCTCGAGCAGCGCCAGAGGCAATTGCTCCACCAGGAATGTATGTAATTGGGTCAGTAATAAGACCAAGGACAACGTCGCGGACAATGTCCGGTTTTGCTCCAAACGTTCGTCCTTCGCTGTAGATAGTTTGGGCAATCTCGTCGACCGTCGCACCAGCATCAACCATAGCTCGGATTGAGCCGATGTCGTAGTAATCTTTGACGCTCTGGAAATTAGATCCAGACTGATCCTGCAAGAGTTTCTCTGCGGCGGACTTGGCAATAATATCCTTTTGGACAAATCGAGAAGGAGCCGAGATGACATCTAGTGCGGCGCCAGGGATTCCAGACACCACATCGCCAACACTTGGACCAGCCTCAAATGGTCGAATCGATCCGACAACATTGCCAACGGCACCAACTGCACCACCGACTGTCTCAACGGCTCCCTTGAGGAGTCCGCCAACACCAGGCACCGATCCGATAAGTCCAAGAAATCCTTGGCCAAGACCCTCTAAAGACTCACCAAACGTATCTGGTTTAGTAATATTTACCGAAGCACGACCTGGTCCAGCACCAAAGCGAGACGACCCAGTAGATCCGCTACCCTGGGACGGGAGTGAGATGTCGCTATCAAGAGCGGTATATCCACCAGTTCCTGGCTTAACAGAAAAGATACTTGGCATTAACGACCTCCCCCGCCCTTACCAGCAACAATTGTTGGAACTGACGAATTGATTGGAGTAACTGACCCATTTAGAGGAGCTATCTCTCCAGCCCGGAATGCGTTAAATGCCGCCTGGGCCGCTGGGGTAACAGATGCAGCCTTAACAGAAGTCATAACTGGTCCGTACCCTTCTACTCCAACAATGTTTACCGCTGGAGAAACCCCGCCGCTACTCATCCTTGGAGTGATAGTAGAAGCTGGCCTGAGTCCTGGAGAAATTGTTACGCTTGATGGGCCAGGAGCGGTAATCTTATTGAACATTCCAACAGCTCCTTGGCCAATTACATTTCCAATTGCACCAGCTACACCTATTGGATTTGCAAGCGTTGCAAGACCACGGAAAACAAATCCAAGGTCAAATTCAGTTTTGTTGCCAGCACCAGTTGGTGTAGCCTGATTAATCCCATTGTACGATATAGGCTGCTGCGGCTGAACCGCACCGCCAGTCTGATAATTAGTGCCAAACGATCCCCTTGTATCAATTGGTCTAATGGTTGCTAGCTGTACAAATTCTTCTTTCTTCTTTTGAACTTTTGCTGCCGCAAGTTCTGCATTCATCATGGCAATTCGTACGCCAGGATCTTGGCTGACACTTGCCATGTTTGATAACTCCGTTTGAGTTTTAGTTGTTTTTTCAATAAGTGCAAGTGTTTCAACAGCTAGTGCGCTATTTGCTGGAACGGTATCAAGAATTGACTGAAGAATAATGTTGGTACCTTGAATTCCAACTAACGCAGGGTTGTCCGAGTTAACCCTTGCGTACGGGTTTACCATAAGCGACTGAGCCTTAGTCGAAGCGTTTGGATTTACAAGGTCTGACAATACAGCTTCTGTTCCAGAAATAGTTGACTTAATCTGGTATACCTCTTGATTGTTAGGAAGGACTGTCTTCTTTGATTCACGGGAAATAATGCTCTTCCCGTCAGCGGCAAGCATCAGTTTTCCAATATCCAAAGGTGGCGTCTTATAAATAATACCATCCTTAGAGGCATACATTGGACCTACTGAAGTTTCAATCTTATAGCCCCAAAGCCCCATGTCAGAGGTGTCTGGCTGCCCAGCATATGATCCGTAGATTGGAACTCCCTGATATTGCGCTGCGTAGTTGTTTCCAGCGGCGTCCTGTTCAAGTCGAGTAATATAACCAGCTCCTGGTGCGGGAGATTTTATGTCAGTAATCAATGGTGGTAGGCTAGGATCTGATGGATAGCTAATTTGCTTTGTCCCATTAAGGAAACCAGCATCATATTCTACTGTATCAATAACATTTGAAAACTCAGCAATGCTGTACCTATTGTCACCAGTTGTGGTAGTATCTGGAAGTTGAGGAAGGAACCCAGACGATACAAGTGAAGGAATTACCTCATCCATAAGCGTACTTGGGATTTGAGTAATTTTTTCACCACGAAGTGCAGCTTCATAAAGTCCTGCTTCGTTATCGATCTTTACCTGGATTTCATCTAATGCTGGATTGGTAATCGTTTCAAGTCCATCTCCAAACATTGTAGTAGTTTTTCCACGGAGGAACATTGCCCACTGGGTCATCACAATCTTTTCATTTCCAGGAATATTACCTGCGGCAGTCATGAAGATTGCCTTTTTCTGCACGCCAGTAATGTATTCGTCGTACGACGTGTTCTCACCAGAAACCTTTTTGGTAGCAGTAACTGTTGCTGAGGCGGTAAGCGCCTCCTCGGAGTTACCCTTACCTTGGCTGTTAAGCACGTTGACGTATCCCTTTGAAGCTCGAGCTGCCTCATCGAGAGCCACTTGCACCTCAATGCGTGTGCTCTCTGGCTGTGATTCAAGCCAAGCAGTAAGACCAGCAGGGCTGGCCTTCTGAAGATCAGCAAATCCAAACGTAGCAGAAGATGTATCTACGCCAAGTGTTGATCCAATTGCCTTTGCAAACGCATTAAGTGTTCCCATCGCGGAGTCGTATGATTCCTTGCGTTGCAACAGGAAAGATGCTGCGGCTGCATTTGATGCATCAACCTCTTGCTTCTTGATGAGATCCTTAGTGTTTTGGATTTCAGTTGTTATATTAGAATAAAATGTTCCACCAATACCTGCTGTTTCAAGTTTGGTTTTCCACCCTTCATACCACGAAAGAAGTTCTTTATTTGCGGCAATAACCTTTGAGGCCTTTTTCCCATTGGCCTTATCAACCATGTCCTGAACCAGAACTAGTTGGTATTTGTACAAATTGCTATTAACATCAAATTTAACATCGTTGTAGGTATTAGCGTCATCGACAACAGCAGAAAGTGCTTTCTGAGACAGCGAGTCATACTCTTCCTCTGTGATGTTTGACTTTACAAGGTCATTGTATGCATATGTTACATAGTTCTTTACAACTTGCTCTAGGTCAGTGCCATACTTTCCAGCACCCTCTCCCTTGAGGAATGCGACGTACTCTTCAAAATTTGCCCCAGTGTTTGCAGTAAATGATTCGCTAAGACTTTTGTTGGTTTTATCTGTCTGAAAACCTTTTGCATTTGCCAACAGATTATCATAATACGCAATCTCAGCTTGGCTAAGATTTCCCTCAGCAAGTCGTCCGTTAACAAAATTTTGAAGATCTGAGAAATTGGTATTTTCGCCACCATAAAGACTGCCATCGTAGAATGAGTTAAACAGTGCGCTCTGTTCGAGGTTCCTATTCTGTGTAGCAAGACTTCTAATAAAGGAACTTAAATTTTGCTGCCCAGACGTTGATCGTCCGAACCTACCAATCCTTGCCATTAAACGTTACCTCCTGCTGGTGGCATTAGTTGTTCACCATTTGCCAATGTTTGATCGATTGGTTGCCCAGATGAAAGAGGGGCTCCGTTTGGTGCTAATGCATTGGATGGAACTGCACCCGCTGGTGGCTGTGCTTGATTCTCAAGCTGGTTAAGCGATTGAGATCCAGACGGCTGCTGTTGAAGCATCCGTGCAGTATTTTCCACGCTTGCCTGCTGCTGCGCAAACTGCTCCTGAGCCGCCTGTTGCTGCTGCAACTGCATCTGCTGGAACATCTGAACAAGGTTTGCCATAGCCATAACAGCGGATGGATTGAGCGTTGCATCGGTCTGTTCGTCTCGAATGACTCCCATCTCGCCCTCTGGGTCCTCGACACCAACGCGATCCATTGCGCGGCTTGCGCTCCAGATACGGTTCTGTACAAGGTTGATAGCGGTCTGAGCAAGCTCGAGTGTGTCTCGAGGAGTTAGCTCAGGTGGGGTAATCTCAATTCGGTAGTTGCCGCCAAAGATGACGCCAACCTTCTTATCCTTTGTCTCCCAGATCTTGGCGCACAAACGCCATACCTGCTTGATCCATGAATAGAGTAGCTTGCGCTTTGGAGCAATGCGTGCTTCATAGTTAGCCACGAGCGACGCGATGGCGCGGGATGACCCGAGCACGCCCGAAGGAGCAAGCCCGAGGAGGAGGTCATTGAGTCCCGTCACCACCGCAATCTCACGGTCGATACGCTTGTTGTAGTCTTCAATCTGGAACTGAGGAATAAACGGCGAGATTGAGCGAATTTCATTGCCAGGTCCAGGTGCTGCCATCTTTCCAGGCTTTGGGATAGCATTGGCCGGAATCTCATCTGGTGCCTCTGCGCCAACCAACTGGAACATCTGACCACCAATAACTGAGTGGATCATCTGTGCCTGGTTAGTAATACGTTCGTCCTTCTCCCTTAGGAGTTGCTCAACGTCATACAGTTCCGGTTTGCCGTAAGGGCTTCCAGGAACCTTGGCGTTGGGGAGAAGGATGTATGGTAGGTCCCCTCGGAACTCTGCATGCTTTGTATTCTTTACCAGTGTGTTGCCGACAAATATGGCGTTATAAACTGTTGGAGCCTTGCCTGCAACTCCAGGAACCTTGTACCAGTAGTCGTATACTTCAACCTGCTGCATCTCGTACGGTGTTTCGCGTCGAAGTGGGTTGCGCTCAAATTGGTTTAGGTAAACGTTGGCAATTGGATCATCATGGGTTGAGGCGGTGTAGTTGTACCACTTGCCACCCTGCTGTGTTGGGACAACTCGAATGCCATAATCCTCTTCAACTGCCTGCGGAGACATGCCGTAGCAGTAAAGAGCCCAGTCTACTCGGCTAAAGTCAGACACGCCAAATCCAAGGTAGAGGTTTTCTGGTGACTCTACAATGCGTACCTTTGGCATCTGCTTTTCTGCATCCCAATAAATCTTAGCTGCAGTGTATCCGTAAAGCGCCTTAATAAAGCATGCGTCTTCAAGAACAAGGTCAAACTCATTCTCTTCAGCCCAGCGAAAAAACAGCCTTTCTGCGTTAGCTGCCTTAGCGCGTGAATCATTATCCTGTCCCTCTGGGACGTAGTTAATCACTGGCATCACTGCCTGCAACGAAGCTGGAATGTTGACGTACGCAGCATGGACGTTGACTGAAACGTGGGCTCGACCAGCGGTTCGAGCTGTTGCGTCATCTGCCCAATGGTCTGCTCCACCAAGCGTCACAATGTTTGGATGGTAGAGGTTATCAAAACGTCGGAAGATTGCACGAAGTCGGTTCTGCTCTGGCTCCGTTGTCTGCTTGCGCATAAGCACTTCACCAAATAGTTTGAACCCAGGGTCTTCTTCTGGAATAACGTTCTGAATCTCAAGAGAAGCCTTAAGCATTTTAATGGATGCAGTCTGAGATTCACTCAACTTACTAACATCAAGTTTTGCGTAATTCTTTTTAATTGGGGTGCCCTTTGACCCAGTTGAATAATTAAGAATTGTAGGAGAAGTTACAATTTCAGGAGAAGTTGCGGATACGCCCTGGCTCGCGGGGGCAGGGGCCCTCTCCGTCGCTCCTGGGCCTGTTTTAGGGGCTTTTAGGGACGATACTAGAGGGCTAGACTTAGGCATCAGGGTATCAACGCGCTGTCCCTGTCCAATTTTCTTTGCCTTGTCAAGGGCTGTCCCAATAGAACGGATCTGTTCAGGCGTGGCGATATCAGGGTCAGTAGTATACTGCCCTGGAATTGCTCGCGTTCCCTGGAACGCCTTTGGGATTCCTCGAACCTTAGCCATTAATCACTTCCTCCATAATACGTAAATGCCGGGTCTTTAACTGGTTGCTCTGGGTTTCTTGATGCGTGCCATGCCGCAAGGGCAAGTGCCATTACCGCATCGGTAGTAAGTTTCTTGTCGTTAAGCTTGTATGAGAACAACTGTCGTCGAAGGTCATCCCATGGTTGCCCACGAGGAATAACAATCATCTTCTTATCGAGCATTGACTTTAACGTGGCAAGAAGATTAAGCTTCTTTGCTTTTGTGCCGCCAAAGTCGTACCCACGAAGTGGCTTGATAATGCTAAACTCTTGTCGGAAAAGTCTTCCACCAAGGCCAGTCTCATCAACAATCGTTGTGCAGAATGCTCCGTCTTGCTGATAAAGCAAGGCATTCTCCCTAACCATATTGACTACTGCTGGGATCGTCTGCTTTCCCTCACGCTTTCGTGCGCGAACTGCGGTGATGCGAGTTCGGTCCGTATAATCGAGTACGACCGTCCATGTTGCGTCAGAAGAAATACCGGGGTCACATCCTTGGACGTACCGATGTCCCCTGTGTGGCGGAAGCTCTGTAGGTGCGTCAGTATCAAAGGCTCCTTCGATTGACTGCGACGCGAAGTATGCGTCTCGTGATTCGATGAAGTATCCATCGACGTTCTGGGGTACGAGGTATTCTGCCTGTTGTCGTACAATGGAGTCGAAGTTAGCTGCTGTGAGTCCGTATCCAACATTGTCGCGGGTTGAAAGCCGAAAGGAGATAAACTGTGGGTCCCTGCTCGGGTTCTCGGTATTTCCCATTTCCCAGAGGTCTGAGTAGTCTCCGATGCCTTCCGTCGGCGTACCGATGAAGTGGAGCGGACCACCCGTTGAGAGGCGCCGAAGGTTGAGTACCTCTTGGTAGATCTCCACCAAGTGTGGCTCGAATGCCGCCTCGTCGAACGAGATGCCATTCATGTCCTTCCCGAGAAGCGCCTTAGCTTTCTCCTGCGTTGTACGGAAATGGATGCTTGCTCCACCGACCAAAGGATGGAACTTGATCCAGAGATACTCTCCTCGGTACTTCTTATCCAGTGTTGCAATTGTCCCAAGTTCATCCTTGAGTGGGCATCCCTGCCCTTTTTGCGCTGGATGGTTACCGCTTAGAATAGATGATATTTCGCGGTGAACAAGCTCGGCGGTCTCTTGCTGAATTCCAATGTGATACCAGTCGTACGGTACGTTGGACCATCTTCGAGCGTCATCGGGATCGTTTGGATTTGGCTGTTGAATGCCCATTTTGTACAAGGCATGGTGAAGGCAGAGTACCGCCATCGCCATTGTTTTCCCCGCACGATTCCCTGCGGATACGACAGTAGTGAGGTATCGGGGACGATACCCTGATTCATCTCGCTCCTGGCATGCATTCCACCAACTGACTTGTCCTGGGTGGCCTTTAATGCCAAGCCAGCGCCGAGCAAAGAACT